CTCTAGGGCGAGGCCACCTCCTGAGACCATCCCAACCTTCTTGATGGCAGGATTGGCCAGTAGGATGTCATCTAACCGTTGTGCAGTGCCTTGAATGATGTCTCCTGTCAACAAGACTACGTCTTCCTCAGGTAAGTTGACCACCCTGAGCTCCTCTGCGTAGAGGGGGGCCGCTAACAGCAAGACCCCCGCTAGAATACTCTTAATCATTTGTGTATCTCCTTTAGTGTCTCGTTAGCCCACTTGAGGTACTGTTCAGCTTTCGCCATGTCCTCCGTGGGGTTTCCTTTATAGAAGGCTCGGTGGTTATACTTCATTACGTTACCTCGGCAGTACGCCACGAAGCCTTCTTTACCTAAAATCTGTTTGATATACTCAATACACTCGATACCGTCTGCATGGTTGTAGTGATAAGGTTTGTCTACGCTATTGAACTCAGTACTCATTTGGCACTCCCCACATTGTCCATCGTCGTCTATTAAGTTGTCACAAACATCACAGTATTCTCCTAAGCTCCATTTAGCCATTAAATCTTCTCCGCATAAAAGACTCGAACCCACTGCTCACAGATACCTGACCGTACAATGTCGTCAAGTGTAAACTCAACGATAGGAATAGGTAGCATGTGTTTCTTAGCTAGGTGAGTAATCTTTGTGAGTCCGTCACCTTCCTTCAGGTCTGTCTGTTGAATGTCCCCGTTAAGTACGATCGTACTTCCTTCACCTACTCGTGTGAGTAGCATCTTCAGTTCGTGTGTAGTGATGTTCTGGGCTTCGTCACAGATGATAAAGGCATTATCAAAACTACGACCCCGCATAAGTGCTAGTGGAGCCATCTCGATATTGCCGTTCTTGATCCCAGTCTCTACCGCACCCTTACCCAGATGCTTTGTGAGGACGTCTAGCACTGGTAGCGCCCAAGGGGCGACCTTCTCACCTAGGTCCCCTGGGAGGATGCCAATGTCTTTACCTACTGAGATCATAGGACGAGTAATAACGATCTTATCAATGTTATTAAGGGTATACTGATCAGCTGCAAGGGTAGTAGTTACGTAGGTCTTACCTGTCCCAGCCGGACCAAACACGATAACCTGAGGTGATTTCCCGATAGCCTCGATCAACTTACCCTGATTCTCAGTCTTAGGTAAGATACCAGAAGTAGGTTTGGAGCGAGCCCCTTTATAGGTTGTCTCACGCTTAGTTCGTGCTTTTGGTTTAGGCTTCTGTTGCATACTGTACTCCTATTAATGAAAAAGGGAAGAGCCTCTCGGTTCCTCCCTTAAGTGTACCACACTTTGTTGTGCCTTGTCAAGGCTATCCTAGTTGTAATACTTGTTTACTAGGTTGTCTAAGTCTTCCTGCGCTTCCTGTGCCCAGCAAAACTCAACGGCTGTCTCTACGTGTTGTAGGATAACCCAGAGTTGCTCCTTGTTCATGTCAGACATACAGTAGCCAGCTATACCACTGATTACGTAGTCAAAGTCACTAGGTTCAAAGAGAGTGTCTTTACTCATTGGGTTATCCTTTTGTTTAGTTATTCACACTGACGTAGGCCAGTAGCTGGGTCGTAGTAGCAAGCACCACCAGCGGCCTCGTCCACGTAGTCACCGTTGTCCTTCTCTTCAGCTACGTCTACAACATCCTCAGAAGAAGATGCGTTGAGGATACCGTATCGCTTACCTGCTGCACGGAAGGTTGTACAACCAGATGCACCACCATCGTAGGCAGACATGTAGACGTCCTTGAACTCTTCCCAAGTAACATCTTCTCCTACGTTGCACGTCTTAGAGCAAGCAGAGTCCACATACTGGGATGCCAAGTTAAGGACACGCACGTGAGCCATGACTGGTAGGTCATCAGCCTTGCGACCCTCAACACCGAATACACGGTAGCCGTAGTCCTCTACACGTTCTACCCGTGGTCCATCGTAGGTCTGGATGGTACGGTCGAAGCCGTAGGAGAACACAGGCTCAATACCAGAGGATACGTTGTCAGCAGAAAGGCTGATAGTACCTGTTGGTGCTACACTGAGCAAGTGGCTGTTACGGATACCGTGGCTACGGATCAAATCACGGAGGTCGTCTGGTAGTGTCATGGCGAAGCCACTGTCGAGGAACTCCTCACGGTACAGTGGGAACGGACCCTTCTCAATAGCCAGACTTACAGAGGAACGATAGCAGGTGTCACGGATGATAGCCATGATCTTCTCAAGGGTGTCAAGGAACCGCTCAGAGCCATACTCATGGCCCAGCGCCTCGATAGCGTTAGCTACACCAGTAACACCAAGACCCATACGACGTTTGGACTTAGCCTCCAACTCTTGTGCTGGTAGTGGGTAGATAGCCCGATCGACTACGTTATCCATAGCCCGTACTACAGCAGGGATGTCGTGTTTCAGTTTCTCGTAGTTGAACCTACGAACACCTTCGTCATCAGTCTCGATGTACTTAACTAAGTTGAAACTACCTAGTAGGCAGGCTCCGTTTGGTGGTAGTGGTTGTTCCCCACATGGGTTGGTAGCAGCAATAGTCTCACAGTACCAGAGGTTGTTCTTCTGGTTGATACGATCGATGAACAGGATGCCTGGTTCAGCCCAGTCCCATGTACTACGCAGGATGTCGTCCCACAAAGCACGAGCATTGATTGTATCATATACACGGCCATCGAATACTAGATCGAATGTACCGTCCTCTTTGACTGCTTCCATGAACTTATCTGTGACACCAACAGACAGGTTGAACTGTGTCAGTGTATCGGAGTTGTTCTTGGCTCGGATGAACTCAGCAATGTCTGGGTGGTCTACCCGCATGACACCCATCTGAGCGCCCCTACGGTGGCCAGCAGAGGAGATTGTCTTGCACACTGCGTCGAAGATACCCATGAAGCTCATAGGGCCACTAGAGCGGCTCTCAAGGCCCTTGATGAGTGCACCACTGGGACGTAGTGTAGAGAAGTCGTACCCGATACCACCACCCAGCTGCATAGTCTTAGCAGCCTCCTGAGCAGCAAGCATAATGCCTTCCATTGAGTCAGGGATCGTCATTGACACAAAGCAATTGTAAGCCGTGACCCTACGAGGAGCCCCCATAGCTGACTGGACACGACCAGCAGGAAGGTACCGCATGTCGTACAAAACCTCACGGAAATCATTGAAGTGGCCCTCGTCGTCCTTCAGAGAGTTAGCTACACGGGTCATAGCAGCACGGAAGCTCTCTCCCTTAGAGCGGTACTTCATCTGGTGAATCTCTTCACTGATGCCGATCGAGGGTCCGTAGTTATGTTCTGGTAGGGAGTTCTTAATCATCGATTATCACCATTTCCGCCAAGGACGCCTCGCGCCTCTCGGTCATCTAGTTTCATTACATTCTTTTCAATCACAGCGGCAAGGTCACCGCCGAAGTAGTTAGCAAGGGCAGTAGCATAGAAAACTACGTCCCCTAGTTCTTTGATGATGTCCTCAGGGGAGAACCTTGTCTTGTCTCGTAGTAGTTTCTTAACCTTCTCGGCTACCTCACCGGCCTCCCCGACAAGACCTAGGGTATTCTCGATGAGGCGTGTCTCACCTTCGGTCATTATCTTATTCTCTACCCACTCACTGTACTCAACTGTATTCAATCTAAACTCTCCACTTCCATTTCCTTAATCTTAACTTCGTCTAAGTCGTACATAGCGTTTCGTACCATTTCAGACACTGACTCGGTACGGTCTGAGATACTAGCGTCCCAGTAGAAGGTGCTATCGTCCACCTTGATGCGTAAAGTCACTTCGAACTCCATCGCTAATCTCCTTCTGTAATATTAAAGATTGCAGTTATACCATGCAGGTGTTGTCCTGTCAAGAGAAAAGAGGTGATCATAAATCACCCCTCAGTCGACACTCTATCTCAGCTTCCATACTCCCTTCGCAGCGTCTCAAGGCTGACAAATGATGGCTCGTATACACCACCGGAAACACATCGCTTGACGATAACACCCTTCCACCAGTCGCCGTTTGCTTGACCAGCCCAATCTTCCGCAGCACCCTTGAAACAGCCCGCGACCAGACCGATAGCGCCACCAGCACCTGCACCATCTTTAAAATACATATCACGCTTATGACTGTGGCCAACAGTGCAAGACCTGTAGCGATTTTGTATAAGCCCATAAGCGTGGTGAGTGCCAGAGATAGCGCGACCAAAGTTACCAGCGCCCACAAAATGAGCGTAGTCCACGCCATCGTAATTATGGATTTTGGGGGCTCCGTGATTATATTCGTGGTACTCGTCGAACCACTTGTTCGTCTGAAGATGCTTAAAACTAATCCCATACTTCTTACCCTCCAGTCTTGGGTCAAAGCTAATCGCTGTCTTGATGCGATGCTCGTGGTTTCCTTCGAACCCAAACCAAGCTGGTTTCTTACGCTTGTTAGACTTGAAGTAATGACGTAGTCGTTCCTGTGAGTCGTTGTAGTGGTTGATGTCCCGCTCGTAGGACTGACTCACAATAGCCTCAGGCTTGCGTGTATCGTAGCTGTTAAGAGACCGCATGTCTGCGCCGTCCCCTAGGTCTACAACGTAGTCAGGTTTGATGTCATACAAGAACTTACCTAACCAAGTAAACCGTTCGTTACTCGTCTGTGGATCACTGTGGCCGCAAGACCAAACTACTGCTGTACTCATCTCATTTCTCCTTCATCCATTCATCTGGAATTACTTTATCTGAGTATAAGAAGCCGTGGCTATCACACCAATCACCGTAGCTACTCTTCGCTCCCTTGTATAGCTTAGCTCGTGAGTTACTGAACACGAACCTAATGTCTAACTCAGGGAATTGCTTCTTGATCTCTTTGTGTTTACGTCGGTCTGTTGAGACGAACCGACCCTTAGTCTCAATGATGATACCGTTCTCAAGCACGAAGTCAGGGGTGTAGGTTCTAACCTTACTGTCTAACCACTTGATCTTCTCCTCTTCGTAGGTGAAGGTGATACCTCGTTCCTTGAGGTTCTCAGCCATCGCCTCCTCTAGTCCTGACCGGTACCCAGCAGCGATAGCTCGCCGTCGGGTTGAACTACGTTTCATGTCCAATCCTCCGACTCTTCCACCAGGGGTGGTTTAACAACCTTAGTGAGGTACACAGGGCCGTGACTGTATGGGTACAGCTTAAGTCCTGGCCAGCAAGCTCGCTTGAACTCGCAGTAGGAGCACTCCATCTTCAGCTTCATATTAGGAGACGTCTTACTCTGGGGTTCATCCTCGAAGCTACGCTCAGGTGGTACCTTCTGGTTGACCATCTCCTTGATACGAGTGATCTCTTCTTCCTTAGTCTTGAGTTCCTCGGTAAAGTCGTACATGTCTAAGCAGATGTGTCCGTTTACCTTGTCGATAACTAGGAAGGCACCGTGTGTCTTATTTGTCACAAGTGGATCATCCTTGGCTGAGTACACGTATGATGACAACTGGGAGATGTAACCGAAGGGGTCTTGTTCTCTAAGGTTACCCTCTTTGAACTTCTTGAAGGAGTAAGGTGATGCTGACTTAACGTCAACTGTCATACCGTTGATGACACAATCTCGGCTACCTTTAATCCCGTGTGCTTCCATACGATCCTGTTGTCCTACAACACTGTGTCCTGCTTGCTGTGCAATACATAAAGCAAGCTCTTCGATGACATCGCCATACATGAACTTGAGCAGGGTATTAGCCCGTAAGGGTTGAGCTAATTCTGTTTGATTGATCTTATACCAGAGTTTACGGTCACAAGGTGTCCCAAGGCCAGACATCGAGAGGTAACCACGAGGTTCCTGAGGTTTGGACATGCGGTCCGATAGAACCTTGGAGATAGCCTTCCCTGCCTCACCCCCTAGTACGTTGTCCCAACCGGACAAGCCTAAGATGACGTCCTCCATGTCTGCTACGAGTGTCTCAATATTCTTCATACGTATTACCTTTCTTTAGGTTTTGGTCCGCTGGAACTATACGCAGGTTCCACCAGACGTGAAGACCGCACACGTTACGTCCCTTAAGTGGGACTACGTGGTCTACATGGTGCTGTACCCCTGTCCTCTCTGTAGTCCGTTGAGACGCTTTGTAGATACTTTCTATGCGCCTGTAGTGGGTGTCATCTAACCAAGGGGGTGTCGCCTTCAACTTATACGAGCGTCTCTTAGCTGCTTTAGCTGCCACCTTTTCCTTGGGTACGGAATAGTTAGGGTTGTCTTTACGCCATTGTCTACTTGTATCGGAAGCTTTATCTCTGTTGGACTCTCTATAAATAGACGCATACGTTAGATGCTTCTCTTTGTTTGCGACTCTATAGGCCTTTTGGCACTCTTTGCACTTAGACTGGAGGCCATCCTTCGTTCCTGCGCACTTAGCCCAGTCACCGTTTGCCTTGTTCATACCACATAGGAGGCATAACTTCGTAGTCATTCTGTTCCTTCCTAGCCTCAAGTTCAGCCTTGTACGTATAATAGCGGTCCCATAGTGCGCTGTCGTCACGTAGGTTACCTTTTACATTCCCACTGCTGCCGATTGTACCTTCCTGGGCCCTTTCCTTGAGGTGCTGTAGGTACTCTAATTCAGTCAGCTCCCTAGGAGGTTGTCTAGGTCCATGGGGTACATGAATAACTTTAACTCTCTTACCTTGTTCGTTAAGCATTCTGTTCCTTCCTTATAGGGTCGTGTCCCTTTAGTAGAGGGTGAAAAGGGGCCGCTTGGGCCCCTCTCCTTTAGTCTACTATCAAAAGGGGATATCCCCTGGACTTTGTTTAACAGGGGCGGTTGGAGCAGAAGCTGTTACCGGTTTGGGTGGCGCTGTC